TTATGGATTGACCATCGTGGCTAATGGGTTGAAGCGTAGAGCTGTTTCAAGATGGTCAGGTGCTAAGTGAGCATAGCGCATGGTCATTTTTATGTCGTGATGGCCGAGGATTTTCTGCAGGGCAAGGATGTTGCCGCCAGACATCATGAAGTGTGCTGCGAACGTATGGCGCAGAACGTGGGTAAGCTGGCCGCGAGGAAGCACGATGGAGGTTTTGTCCATCACAGACAAAAACTGGAAGTAGCAATCCGTAAAGAACTTGAAGCCGTCCAGGGCAATGATTTCCTCGTAAAGCTCTTTGCTAATCGGAATGCTTCGGTTCTTTTTGCCTTTGGTCCTGACGAACGTGATCCGATACTTTGTGACCTGAGAACGAGTGAGATTCACAGCTTCGCGCCAGCGTGCTCCGGTACTCAAGCAGATTTTAACGACCAAAGCGAGCAGGGGGCTTTGGCGTTGGCAGTCGTATAGTAGCTCTGTGATCTGTTCATGCGTCAGCCATGCCATCTCCTTTTCGGCAATGGTGAACTTGCGCATGCTTTCCAGTGGGTTTGGCGCAGTCCATTCTCCAAGCCGGGCCAGCTCGCTAAAAACACTGCTCAGATAGCTTTGCTCCAGATTGATAGTGACCGGGCTGGCTCCTTTCTTCCATTTTTCGCTAAAATAGATTTCACCCGTTAGGCGTTTGTCACGGTAATGCGCGAACAACTTAGAGCTGAGATCAGTAGCAAGAGGGTTTCCGAGTGCATCAACCATAAGGAGCAGCTTGTCGTAAACATGCTCACCCGCGGTCAAGGATTTGCCGTGCAGTTTGAACCAGAGTTCTACGACGTCTTTCAGAGTCCGACGGTCAATTGATTCACCCAACCAGCATCTGCCTCATCCATAGTATGACGCTCAAAAGCCAGCGCTTCGCCTTTGGTGGCGAACTGCTTACGCACACGACGCTATGGTGCATGGAATCGCATGATCCAAAAAGGATCGCAATGGGTCGGGGCTGCCAGAACTGGCGCGCTTTCCGGCCCGTCATGCATCTGCATGAAAACCACTACACAAAGCGGGCAGGTGTGGCGGGGATACGAGCGCGCGCAATGGTATGTAACGCTAGACTAATAATTTACTTTTTAGCTATATTGTTTAAGTCACCTTTGTGATTGAAAAGTAACATCCATTGATTGAGGTTATTAATTCTAAGTTGGCGGATATATTAAAAGAAGATAAAAAGAGAGTTAATACTAAAAGAAAGGAAATTGCAAAGGGTGTGGCTGTTACTGATCGGGATAGAATAGAGGCGGGGGTGTTTTATAATCATGTTGGTTTAATTAGGGTTTCTGCGGTTGCGTATTTTGGGAAAGGCTATGTTCGAGTTCCTAAGTAATGAAGTGACTTTAGATGGCCGTTGTTAAACGGCCATTGTTCATAAGGTATTATATTCTTCAAATTGAAATACTTTATCTCCTAACCAATGGTTCAATATATCAAAACGCTTTTGTAATGGAATCAGTTCATTGCGTACAAACACCTTGCATTTTTTTCAATATCACCAAAACTACCAGTATTATTGGGCATAATCCCCATCATCTGAGGCGGCACGCGGTGCGCAGCCATCATGTCATCACGACTGACATTTTTGATATTCAGAAATTCATCCTTTGCCGCTACTTCTGACAACGGAATGATCTGGATGCCGTCCTTTTTTCCGTTAGGCGAGTACATAAACAGGTTGCGGAAGTTGCCCGGTCCCTTGGCGCTTTTCATCGTATGGCGGATGTTGTTCACGTCCTCCTGGTTCTGCGCCGCGTCGGTCATGTACATGATGAAACCGGCGTGGCTGCCGTTGATGTAATACTTACGGCGAAACAGTGTCGCGGACTCATTAAGCAGGGCTGAAGGGATGGCGGACAGGTATTCCGGCAGACCATAAACCTCCTGGTTCAGATCGGGTTCCATCAGGTGAAATATACTGCCTTTGGTGAACTCATACGGCTGTGTGGTCATGCCGTATTGCACAAACCAGTAAGTGTCGAGGTCGATTCCACGTCGGGTGTATTTCGCCAGTGATGGCTCCAGGGACAGAATACCGCCTACGCGGCGCTGATGATTTTAAGTCTCTTTGTCCCAAACGGCATGGCCTCGGCGCTGGTCACCGCATTGACATGGGTAGCCTGTTTGCTGGTCTGGGTGGTGGTGCTGCTTTGTCTGGCCGGGTGGTATGCGGGCGGCACTCATCGGGAAGAGGCAATGCAGGCGCTGACGCGCTTTTTCAGTACGCCAGGAATCCAGGCTCTCAGATGGGCCAGGCGTTCACTGCTTGTGATTTTTCTCGCCTTTACGGGCCACGTTGTCACCCTGGCATTTTATCTGCTGACGCTGGTCGCGCTTAAGGTCCTGCGTGCGCAGGTTGTTGATGCGCAGCCGGTGACGGTATGACGCGCGCGCTGGCGGTAATTCTGGTGCTTGTACTGGCGTCGCTGGGCTGGCAGTCATGGCGACTGAATGAGGCCAGCCACACCATCGATCAGCAAAGCAGGGATCTGAAAACAGCGGGCGACAAACTGGCAAAAACGAACAGCCAACTGATCGCCCTGTCCATCCTGTCCGAAACCAACAGCCGTGAGCAGACGCGGCTTTACGCGGCGGCAGAAAGCACAAACGCGCTGCTGCGAAGCCGCCAGCGCCGGATTGAGGAGCTAAAACGTGAAAACGAGGATTTGCGCCGCTGGACTGGTACTCCTTTGCCTGCTGACATTATCAGGATGCGCGAACGTCCGGCCCTCGCCGGAGGTGCAGCTTACCGTGAGCGGTTGTCCCAGGGTGACGCAGTGCCGTCTGGAAAAGTCAGCAGCCAGCACTAACGGCGATTTGCTGGCGGCGCTGGATGAGGCAGAGGCGGCCTGGTCGATCTGTGCTGACAAGGTGGACACGATAATTTCCTGCCAGGAGCGAAACAGTGAACAAACCTCAGTCCTTACGCCTCGCCCTGAATAAAGCCGTGGCGTATGTCCGGGACAACCCGGATAAGCTGCATTTATTCGTGGATAACGGATCGGTGGTGGCGACCGGCGCGGCGTCGTTGTCCTGGGAGTATCGCTACACCCTGAATGTGGTGGTTGTGGATTTCAGCGGCGATCAGGGGGTTGCTGATGGCTCCCGTGCTGGCCTAGTTGATGGAGAATCAGCCTGATGCTATCCATAACCCTGAACTGCGTGAAAAGCTGTTTACGTTTGAGGTCGATATCCTGCGCAATGATATCTGCGATATCAGCCTGAACCTGCAGCTGACAGAGCACGTGATCGTCAGTGCTGACGGTGGCGTGTCCAGCGTCGAAGCGGTGCCGGAACCGGACGAGCCGGACTAAATCTGGGCGGTGCGCCGTGGCTGAGCTGCAGGAAGTTGACGCCTGGTTAGATGTGCTGCTGGCTGGTCTGGACCCTGCCGCGCGTAAGCGCATGATGCGGGAGCTGGCGCAGCAGTTGCGCCGCAGCCAGCAGAAAAATATCCGGATGCAGCGTAACCCGGACGGGACAGCATACGAACCACGGCGGGTAACAGCCCGAACGAAGCAGGGCCGCATCCGGAGGCAGATGTTCGCCAAACTTCGCACCACTAAATACCTGAAAACCGCCGCTTCTGCAGACTCTGCAAGCGTGGAGTTTGCCGGGCAGGTTCAGCGGATTGCCCGGGTACATCATTATGGCTTACGGGACCGTGTGAGTCTTAGAGGAGTAGAAATTAAGTACTCAGAAAGGAAATTGTTAGGATTAAATAAAAATGTCAGAACCTCTGTCGAAGAGGCTCTGATACGATGGTATTTAAATTGTTAAGTCTCAGACTTCTCTTGCTTGAAAATTTTTTGTTCATTTAGTAATTCTGTTGAAATATTGTTGCTTATTAACTTCACAAGTTCCCCACATAAGTTAAAGGAATATCTGAAATAATCTAGGTCAGGTGTTAAATAGTTTTTTGCATCTGGTTGTAGTCCAATTTCTGCTAATTTTCTTTCGTAACGAGAGTCTTTTATCCAGTTGTTATGAACGCCTGTGTCACGCCTTGCTTTTATTTCAATATATTTCTTTAGATATGGCTCGATTGCTTTTTTTTCTATTTGTATGAGTTTGCAAAATTTATTGATGTATTCTTTAGGTGAGCCAAAAGTAAGACTTGCAACGCCTTCATTGACAAGGTGGTCAAAAAGCTCATCTTCTGATAAAGCCTTAAAGGCTCCATAATCACATTTAACGTTATCAAGATTTTCAGGTCGGAGTTTAAATATCAGCTTCGCTATTTCGATTATGTAATCCTCAAATGCTGATACTAGAGAACTAAAGCACAACGATGGCATGTGTTTTGATACTAAATCGTGACGAATACCCTTGTCTGAGATTTCAGGTGAGTTTTTTTCTAAAAAAGACTCAAGTTGTATATATGCAGCATGAAGTTTTGGGTTCATCTTTTCGTTAGCATGAGAGATAGCAACGTTTTGGAAGATAATAGTTCTAAAAAGTGTATCGGCTTTAATAAAGTATGATGATGAAATTTCATCCAACGAGGTATAGGGAGCAGAGTGCATATAAGTATCTCCAATTAATGTGCTAATTGTATCGGTGCTCATACATAAGTTGATTGTGGATGAGGCTGATCTGTTTAGTCAATGATACAAAGCATGAACGCACAACTCACAGAAATCATGCGCCTCATCACCAATCTGATCCGCACCGGCATTGTGACCGAAGTGGACCGGGACGGCTGGCTGTGCCGGGTGAAAACAGGCGACCTCGAAACCAACTGGATTAACTGGCTGACCTACCGTGCCGGGAAGTCGCGCACGTGGTGGTGTCCGTCGCCGGGTGAGCAGGTTGTGCTGTTCAGTCTGGGCGGAAATCTGGAGACGGCTTTTGCGCTTCCGGCTATTTACTCCAACGCCTGCCCGCCACCGTCAGATTCTGAAAGCGCAGACGTGACCGAATACGAGGATGGTGGCTGGTTCGAATACGACCCTGCCACCGGGCGCTGGATTATCCGGGGTGTTAAAGCCGTGCTGATTGAGTCGTCGCAGCTGGTTTCCTGCAAAACAGGGGAGTTTGTGATCGAGGCTGACACGACCCGTATTAACAGCAATGTGATCCTGAATGACGATGTGACTCACGGCGGCGGAGCGATGACGTCAAACGGCGTCGTTGCTGATAAGCATAAACACCCTGCGACAGTGGCGGAACGACGGGAGGTCCATTTTGACGCTTTATATCGGGATGAACCGCGACAACGGCAAGACCATTACGGAAACGGATCACCTGCGCCAGTCCGTGCATGACATTTTACTGACGCCGCAAGGAAGCCGCCTTGCCCGCTGGGAGTATGGCTCCCTGCTGTCCGCGCTGATTGACCAGCCGCAAAACCCGGCGCTGCGTCTGCAGATCATGTCTGCGGTGTACGTCGCATTTACGACCAACATCGAGCTGGAAGTGAAGATTGATGATTTAGTAATGGGTTGAGGTTTTCAAAAAGAACTTAAAGTTCACAAAGTGAAATAATGTTGTGTCATTATTGCGATTTCAGGAAAAATGGCGGGGACGTAAAAATGATGATTTGCCCATTGTGTGGAAGTGCAGCCCATACTCGCAGTAGTTTCCAGGTCTCTTCAATGACCAAAGAACGTTACAACCAGTGCCAGAATATCAACTGCAGCCATACGTTCGTAACGCATGAGACTTTTGTGCGCTCAATCTCTACACCTAAAGAGGCCCAGCCTGTGCAGCCTCACCCCACAAACTCAGGCCAAACAGCACTGTCTCTTTGAGGCTGCCGCCACTTTGTCGCCATGGCTTAAAAAGAGGGTTTGTAACTATATGATTTTAAATGTCTTAAAATTCAGGCAACAAAAAACCCATCAACCTTGAACCAAAATGGCGGGGTTGATGGGCTCCACAAAATGGGGACATCAAAGAAAAGCAGTGGCACTACTTATGACTGATGCCCAAGAGAAAAGTTCTGCCTCTATCCATTTTTTTCTTAAATATTTACTGTAGCCCTGGCCAGATGATGACAATCAGCGTCCCCGCCAGGGTCAGCAGCACGTTGGCAATCGCATAGGTGCCCGCGTAGCCCAGCGCCGGAATGTTGCTGCGCGCGGTGTCGCTGATAATTTCCATCGCCGGGGCGCAGGTGCGCGCCCCCATCATGGCGCCAAACAACATCGCGCGGTTCATACGCAGCACATAGGCGCCAAACAAGAAGCAAATCACCACCGGCACCAGGCTGACGATCAGACCCGCCGCCAGCATCTGGCCGCCGATGGCGCCCAGGCCGTGGCCAATCCCGGCGCCGGCGCTCAGACCGACCCCGGCCATAAAGACCATCAGGCCGAACTCTTTCACCATATTGAGCGCGCCCTGCGGAATATAGCCGAAGGTCGGGTGGTTGGCGCGCAGGAAACCGAGCATAATCCCGGCAAACAGCAGCCCCGCCGCGTTACCGATACCAAAGCTGAAAGAGCTGAACTGGAAGGTGATCATGCCGATCATCAGCCCGACGATAAAGAAGGCGCAGAAGGCAAGCAGGTCGGTCACCTGGCTGTGAATGGAGATAAAGCCGATACGGTCGGCAACGGTTTTGACGCGTCGCGCATCGCCGCTGACCTGTAACACGTCGCCTTTGTTGAGCACCACGTTATCGTCGATCGGCATTTCAATCTGGCTGCGGATGACGCGGTTTAAGAAGCAGCCGTGATCGGTCAGCTTCAGCTGGGCCAGACGGCGGCCTACGGCGTTGTGGTTTTTCACCACGATCTCTTCGGTGACGATGCGCATATCCAGCAGATCGCGGTCGAAGACCTCTTTGCCGTTACGGAAGCTGGGATCAAGGCGGGCATGGGCGTCCGGATAACCCACCAGCGCGATATCATCGCCCATCTGCAGGACGGCATCGCCATCCGGGTTCGCCAGAATACCGTTACGGCGAATACGCTCAATGTAGCAGCCGGTTTGCCGATAAATCCCCAGCTCGCGCAGATTTTTACCGTCAGCCCAGGCGACCAGCTCCGGGCCGACGCGATAGGCACGGATCACCGGCAGGTAGACTTTACGTTTGGAGTCGGTATCGAGTCCGCGTTCACGCGCAATCTGCTGGGCGCTGGTTTGCAGATCCTGATGCTGCAGCTTCGGCATATAGCGCGCGCCGACGATCAGACTGACGAGACCAATCAGATAGGTCAGGGCGTAGCCCAGACTCAGGTGATCGAGGGAGAGCGCCAGCCGATCGCTGGGCAGGCCAAAGTGCCGTAGCGTATCCCCCGCACCGACCAGCACCGGCGTTGACGTCATCGCGCCTGCGAGCATCCCGGCGGTCAGGCCGATGTCCCAGCCGAACAGTTTTCCCAGCCCCATCGCCAGCAGCATCGCGCTGCCGACCATCACCAGGGCGAGCATCAGATAGTTTTTTCCGTCGCGGAAAAAAATAGAAAAAAAGTTGGGACCCGCTTCTACGCCAACGCAAAAAATAAACAGCATAAAGCCCAGATTTAGCGCATCAGTGTTAATACTGAAATGCTGCTGACCTAATAATAATGAAACCACTAAAACGCCAATAGAATTACCAAGTTGTACCGACCCGAGACGAAGTTTCCCGAGACAAAGCCCCAGGGCAAGTACAACGAATAATAACAGGATGTAATTCCCGTTTAACAAATCTGCGACGTTTATATTCACGAAAGCCAACTTCTCATTTACTAGTAAGTTGTTGAAGGAAATGGTTATTTGGTCTAAGGTTGGTCCAGTGTTCGCGTTGTCCCGAACACTGTTCTGGCATCCCGTTATAACCAGTAAAAACAGAGCCGGTAGTTTAATCCTTCCTGGATGCTGCGGCTAGTCACAATCGTTTTTACGCCGATGGGGAGCTAAATTGGCATGGATTGCCGGAATGCTTTATCTGACTGGACGAATTGAAGTGGGTTAGAAGCAGAATCAGGAGGATATTGTGAAATCTGAGCGTGCCTGGGTGGGTATTACCTGTGGGTTCTTTCTGTTTATCGTAGTGTGTTTATTGCTGTTACTGCATATGAAAGGCGTCTTTCGGGCTACCGGTAATCCTGAGGTTGGACTGCTCTATTTTTTGCTGCCCGGTGCGGCCGCCAGCTGCCTCTCTCCGGGGCGACGCGTCATCCAGCCGCTGGTGGGGGCCATTCTGGCTACCCCTGTCTGTCTGCTGATCATGCGGATTTTTTTTGCGGCTCAGCGTACCTTCTGGCAACAGCTGGCGTGGCTGTTTAGCGCGGTGTTCTGGTGCGCGCTGGGCGCGCTGTGCTTTCTGTTTATCTGCGCCTGGCTGGATACCAGACGCAATCATTCGTCAGAGAAATGA